AGGGCGAGAAGGGTCTGGCTAGGTTCCTTGTACGGGAGAGGCATAATATTGTCACGGATGCTACCAGACGGCACGTCAACATCCTTAAACTCTCCCGGTTCTATCGGTGTATCGTCTCCCTTGATACGCAGCCCACGAGACTTTAAGCCACCGGGCAGATTGGCTAATGTACCAGCATCGACAAGCTGTCGTATCAAGGAAGTCCCTGCTTTGGCGTAACCGCCAATAATATGGATAAGACCAAGGCCGTAGAACCCAAATCCCGGCACATACACATAGTGCACGAAGTGCTGACGCTTCAGCATCAACGGATCATCGGGAGCATAGTTTCTACGCACTGCTAAGACCTCACCAGAGCCACGTTCTATAGTGACTACGTATGGCTTGGCTATATCGTCTTCGTCATCTATGCCTTCTATAACGAGGTCTGCGTGTACCTCATATATGGTGTAGCGATCATCATCTGTTAGAGAGAACCCACCTTCTTCAGCCTTACGCTTCTCTATATCCGAGTGGTATGGCTGTGGCTCCCCCACATCTACATCACTGTAGAACCCTACAGACTGTAACTTCTTTAACTCATTCTTGGTCTTGCGCATCACATGTGTAACACGTTCTGCGGTTTCTAGGTGGCTTGCGCCATAAGGGACAATCACATCCTCTGCGGGTATATACACAGCGACCTGACGCCCAAGATTGGGGTCATAGTATACTTTTTTAAACGCGGACCCTGCTAAACCAAGGTTATACAGCATACGCTCGTGCTCAGAGCGATACTCCACCATATGCTCTGTTAGCTCATAGTTCATATCTGCTTTAACACGGAGAGCCGCTTCTTCCTTATCCTTAGTCTCATCACCAAGAATTTTAACTTTTACAGGGCCAGCGGCAGGGAAAGTCTCTGACATTGTTTCAGCTTGAAAGCGTATCGCAGCCTCTGCAAGCACTGTAGAATACACCCCACAAGCACCTTCCCACGGCTCAGTGCGGTCCTCGTATTTAAACCCTAACACGTCAAGCCCTTTGACAAATGTATCTGCCCATTCTTTGCGACTATCAGTATCTGCGTCTATCATACCCATAAGATCAGAAGACAAAGAGTTAAGATCGCCCTCTGTCATAACTTCAGCTAAGTTGCCGTCAAATGGCACCATATCAATTTCGTTTCCGGGCATTATGGTAATCTCCATAGACCCGTCGTCCATTATAACCGCGTCAGGATTAACGATTTCGATCTCTACCTCGGAGAGTTCCTCGTCTTCCAAACCCTCTGGGGCTGTGTACACACTTTTCTCTATAGCCATGAACTAATCCTCAGTAGTAACCGCCTTTGCGTTGCCTAAAGTATCTAGGCTCATCCGGTTCATCTGTAGGCAACCGTATAAACCCGCCCTGTCTAAACCGCATGAGGGCCATCACTGTAGAGTCAACAAGGTCATCGTGGCTCATAAACGGAAACCCTGCTATCTCCTCAATAACCTCTTCAGCCCAACGCGTCTGTGGTACCCATACCATACCAGAGGCTATTATGTCAGCTACAGAATTAAGTCTAGCCATCTTATCCCCTGATCCACGGTGCGGGGTGTACTCCTGTACGGGCAATCCCGTCCTGCGCATCTCCTGATACAGGGCTGCACCAGAACTCTTTTTCTCCACAATGAACGAATCTGGCTCCCAGTCCGCATACTCCTGCATAGCCAGTGCTTTTAGCTCTGGAAACTCAAGTCTTTGCTTTATGCTATTCAGCAGAATTATGTGATATGCGTTTTCTTCTTCGTTTAAGAAGACGCCCCAAGTTGTAAGCGCGGTAAAGTCGGCTCTGTTGTGTTTTTCTGCCGCTGCGTCCAAAGACATAATGATATATTCGCAAACAGGTGGGTTTTCGCTTGTCCATTCCTGCCACCACTCCCTTTTTACTACAGCCGCTTCTTCTGCGGTAGGTTGCTGTTGATACTGAGCGTTCCACTGGAACACAGGCATCGACGCTTTTGTGCGTTCCAACGCCTTCATATCAAAAAATTCAGGCCAAAGCGGTTTATGTACTACTTTACCGCTCTTCTTACTTTCAATTTCTAGTATAGCGGGAAATTCTACCACTTCATACTGGTCTGACAGGTCATTATTGACCATATCACGTGTTACACGGCCCGTCAGATCATCCATGTGCCATCGTGTCTGAATAATTGCGACCCGACCCCCCGGCATGAGACGAGTACGAGCACCGAATGTGAACCACTCATAGGCTTTTTCAAATACTTCAAAGTTTCCATTAATAACGTCTTGTTCCGAGTGGGGATCATCCACGAGAAGGAGGTCAGCACCACGTCCAGCCAGTGCAGAACCAATACCACAGGCGTAATATTCACCCCCAGAGTTAGTATTCCACCGCCCAGCGGACTTACTGTCCTGCGCAAGACGCACGGTAGGGAATATAGCGCGGTATTCGTCTGACGATATAAGGTTTCTGACCTTCCTACCGAAGTCTACCGCCAAATCTGTGGTGTGTGACACCATCATAACCTTCTTATCGGGGTTACGACCAAGAAACCAAGCAGGAAACTAAATAGAAACAAGCTGAGATTTGCCATGACGGGGTGGTATGTTCACACAAATCCGGTCTTTGTCCCCCCTTTCGATACCCATGAGCATGGTTGCTAGGATTTTATGGTGCTTACCTACCAAATAATCAGGCTGCATCCGCTTACAAAACTCTATCAAGTCCATATATGCGGCTTTGTTCGCCTTGCGGTTGTTTAGCTCGTCAACCATGCGGTCAATTTCTAGGATCTCCTCCTCAGAAAAAGCGTCTAGGTTATCAAGAAGGTGGTCAACATCCACATCGTCGAATGTGACGGCCTTATTCATCATCAAATTCACTCATAATTGCATTAACATCTAGTGGACTATCGTCTAAAACGACTGCATCCTCTATATCTAGTGTTGGATTTGTCAATTTTGTCAGTTTCGCACGCAGCTTTTCCTTAATATCGTCGGTGGTCTGGTGCGTAATCGTCACTTCAGACTTCTCAGTAAACAAACCCACGTCTGATATTTTACCTAAAAGCTCCAACGCACGCATTCTGGTACGCGGGTCAGGGCTATCAGACTCAATAATCAGCTTGTTCGTGACTAAATGCCGAAGCTGCATAGAAGATTCTACGACAGAGTGATTAAATTCTTTGATTATGGAGTTAGCTAGCTTGATGGACGCAGGAGTAAGTGTGGCAGCACGTTTGTGTGTAACCTGTTTAGAGGTTCCGTCAGGGTCTTGCGCATAAGACGTTAGGAGCGTAGCGGCTACTTCTTCGTCTAACGCATCAGGTGTAGTGTCTACGCCGTGCTTCTCTAATTTGTTAACTGTATTGTCCAACGCCTCAACGCGTTCAGGAAGATCGACGCTTGTTATGCTGTCGTCCAAAGGTATGCCAAGCTCTGGTTCTAAATTCATCGCCATAGTGTGTTCGCAGGTGTTACCCGTATAACGCATTAGGATACACAATAAAAAATTTTTTACAAGAGGAGGTTGGGACTCCTATGGGGGGTACTTCGGAAAATCGAAAATTTTACAATTGTTCGTACAAATTAGTAGTGTGTAGTGTGTAGTGGAATCCTAAGCACATAGCCGGGGGTAGGGGGGTAGTACGGGTCAGGCGCTGGCGATTCGGGCACATGCCCGAATGACATATCATGGTTATCCCTTGTATAACGCGTTACCGCGTGCCATAAATTGGTTATCGGGACAAGCGAGCCGCTATGGTTTCCGCCGATTAACTGAAAGGGACACATCATGTCTACAAACTTCGATATTAAAACCATCCGCAAAATTGGTGCGGATCTAATCAAGGTCCACGGCTTAGGTGGCGAATTTAAATCCGATGACATCGGAACGCTGGCAAGTGCACACGCGGGCGAGACGACGTCCAGTCAGGCGTATGAATACCGCATTACTGAACTGCACGACAAACCAGAGAATTGGTTTACGCCTAGTCAGGAAGGCAGCGCCAATGACAAGGTGTCATGGGAAAGCAGGCGCAAAATGGCCGCAGTCATATGCCTGACACCTGAGCAGGTGCACCGCATGGCAGAGACAAAAGGCACAACCGATGACGCGGAAAAACTGTTCCGCAAGCAGATGTCTGACAAGATTAGCGATAAGCTAAAGAATATCAGACGCGGTATGATTAACGCGGATCGCCGTCTTAATCCTGAGAAATACCAGCGCAATATCGTGAAACGTGATGCACAAGATCGCATCATGGAACACGTCACAGCCATCGCCAAAATACTATCTGAGATTGGCGAGGATGATAATAGCATCTGGGATATTCCAGAGACTAGCATCGCGCTGAAAATGCTTGAGAAACAAGTGAAACGCAAGTCATAACAAACTACACCACACTGGGTCGCCTTTTGGCGGCCCATTTTTTTATGTCTAATGAAATGATAGTTTAGCTTCGGGCAGATGCCCGAATGCAATTTGATACC